TGCTTTGTTAAGTTCCAGCCATCTTTGGACCATGGATTATTAATCCCCGTTTCTAGTGGTGAAGTATGGTTATCACCAGTGGTAACAGCTTGCTTTCCAGCCAACAACTTTTCAGTAGCCGCTTGTATTTGGCTATCAACATATTTCTGTAATAAGCTTAGATTATCGTTTGTTTCATCTTCATCAACACCCATAACCAGCGGTAGCATATCAGGGCTAATCCCCTTGTCGAGTAACATTGACTTGGTCTTGTATTCCTGAATCTGAGTTGCTAATTCTTGATCGTGTTTAGCCATATCAACCTCACGTTGTTTACGATCAGCTTCAGCCTTTTGTTCAGCGGTCATTTTAGCCCGTTCTTCGGCCTGCTTTTGGGCATCAGCCAATTGTTTTTTAAAATCAGCTTGCTGTTGATCAAGTTTCTTAGACCACTTAGCATGCTGTTGGCCAATCAATTCATCAATCTTAGCTTGCTGTTCCTCAGAGAATGTCACTGATTCATCAGGCGACTTGCCACCATCTAGATTTGTTTCAGGATTCTTAGGATCTTCACTCATTAGATACCCTCCATTTAACGTCTGTCGACTTAATTCGTTTAACGCCCGTCGGCTAAAAAAGTGCATAAAAAATAGACCTTTTAATGCCATGTCCAGGGCAATCAAGTATTAATTAAGTTCACTTAAGACATCTTTGTAGTCTATTTGTACTGGGATTACATTGCAATGACAACGTGGGTGCAGTGGGGGAATATTCATACCCACCACAGCATCTTTAACTTCAACAATCGTACCATCGTGGCCCTCACAGTATCTGCAAACATGAGGATTATCTCGGGTAATAATCTTTAGCTTGTTAAAACCTAAATTGTTGTATTGCTTGGCACATTCCCGCGTCTGAGTTGCTTTGCTCTCAGTCACTAATATACGTTCCATGTCAGCCTTGGTTGTCATGTAGCGCCTTTGCATTGCTGTTTCCCATAAATCTTCATTAGGATTAGGCTTGCCAGCAACACCTAGTTCTTTTGCAACAATTTTGCTAATGGAATTAGGGTTGACATGATTTTGCATTTGGAACTTGATAATGTTATCTAAGTCAATTGCTAACTTATTGGCATGTTTGAAGATTAAGTCTAGTGAGGCATTCTCAGGCTCATTTTGAGCGGCCACTCGGTACAATGCACGCCGTCGAAGCTGTGTATTGTACCCACCTAGTCCACTACCAGTTAACTTAGTTACCTGTTGAACGATATCTACCTGCTTAGATTGGACCAGTTTGTTAACCTTTAGTCCCATGTTAGCGATGTTCACGCGTGCTTGGGCCTGGGCTACATCTAGATTAGTTTTGTAAGGTAGATTATTTAATAACGTGGCTAAGACTTGTTCTTCCTCGCGATTAGCGTTCTGTTTTAAATCAAGGACCGCGTCGGTCAAATCTTTAATATCGGCCTCACTGGCGTTAGCATTCCAGTCCACATTCTCACGCAGAAAGTAAGTTAAATTCTTGACCTGAGAGTGATGAGAACTTTCAATCAACGCAAATAGTTGCTGAAATACTGGGTCTTTAACATCTAGTATTTTTGCTAAAGCATGAGCTAGCTTATTGATATCCACTAATTGTCAGCCCCCTTACTGTTCTGATTAGGTACTGGAGTTTTTTCGCCAGTAGCAAATATTTTGCCCAGCCCACCGTCACCTTGTGCATAGTTACTATCGCCTTCCTGAGCAGCTTGGGCATCTTCTTTAATGCGCTCTGCTTCAGTATCAGCATTGATTCCAGTAATTGGTTCAGCCATATCACGAATAGTTTCATCGCTGAATTTGCCAGTACCATTTAGCAATGTAATTAGTTGGGCAGTAGCGTCGTCGTTCTTAGGCAGATTTGGCATAAAGTTTGCTTTAATCATCGTATTCCAGTTGTCAGCACTAATTTGGTTGAGTGTTTGCCAGTAGTTAACACAAGCATTCAGGCGAGCGTGTAAGCCACGTTTAAACAACGTTTCCTGTAGCTTGCGTTCTTGATCACTGCCCCATAGTTTATACGACATAGCCACACCAGAGGCATTGGAAGCAAAGTTTGGATCATTAACATTAGGCGTATTAGTATACTTGTGAATTTCGTTGATAAGAAAGTTCGTATACGTTGACCAGCCAGCTGCATCATACTGCTTAGTTAGATACTTAGCGTCAGGTTGAATAATATGCTTGGCAGTGGAACCAACGCCGCCACTTGCCGCGAATGGCTCCAAATACCACATATGATTTTTAGGATCAACATTTGGATGAGCTGGTTCAATGATAATTGGCTGGCCATCTTGGCCAATTTTTTTATTACCATTCTCGTCCAGCAAATACTTAGGTTCTGTCATATTAGAGAACTTACCAGTTAAGACAATATTGGCATTATTGAAATCTTCCTGAAAGTCAGCCATCATCGATACACTTTTGTCCAGTGCATCTAGTTGGTCTAGTTCAGGTTCCCAATCACCTAATCGTTCGTCATTGTTGCGATACTCGGTTAAGGGGACAGTATCAAAGAAGTGTGGCAATGTATCATCCAAGACTGCATTGGCAACGGGTGAATTAGTTTGAGGTAAGCCGCCCTCACTATGGAAGGTAAAAAGCTGACTATCAGTATAGACCTCATAGTGTTCGACCAATTGATTATCTAAGATACCAGTCTGATAATAACGGACACCAACTAGTGGCTTGTGATCGACAGTATCATCATAGATTACAAATGCTTGTTCGGGATCAACTCGAACTAGTCCCAGATCAGTCACTCCGTTTTTAACATACACGAGATCATAAGCTCGACCAGTGATTGATAAGTCCTTAGCTAGCTGCTGGTTGACATAGTCTGCGTTTGAATGACTAGTAAAGTCATTCAAGACATCTTGAAACTTTTCTGCCTGACTATCATCTACCTCTGTGTCATCTTGCAGCTTTAATTGAATAGGATTACCTATCAAATATCCAACTCGAATACTTGTCATATAACGAGCGAACGCTGCCGCTACTCGATTGTTAGCATGGTAGGGATTGTTACTATCCACTTGCTTTTTAATCGCATTGTTAGCTTGGTAGTAATCATATAATGTTTGCAGTCTTGAAACTTGATGATTCTGATGATGGTTAATAAACTGAGAGACAATCTTCATTAGCTCTAATGGCTGTTCTGCAACTGCTGTGTATGTGCCAACTGGCATCGTGTAATCCCGATTGGCTTCACGATCAAAGCGTCGCTTTCCATAAATACTATTAATAATCACTCACTCCCATCTGGCGGCCAATCGCGTATTGTTCGTCCCATTTAACACCTAACGAGCCATCATAATCTCCCATATATTGGCGAACTGCATAACGTAATGCGTCAATTGCGTGGTTATCTTGGTCTTTAGGCTTACTTAATGTATTGCCCATCCGATCACTGTCGAAAACATAACTATTCAACTCACGCCACAGGTTTTTACATTTAGGGTGAACATGAATTTGATATTGCCACAATTGATCAATGCCAGCCTCAACTGGCGTTTTCACGACGCTATCCGCATTGGTAATTCCTAAATCATTTAACTGAGCGGTTCGCTCGGAATTAGCACTATCTGCGTATATCCTAGCTCGCTCATAGCCATTGACTTTCAACCATTCCGCAATATGTGGTGTCGTTTGATGGTAGGTATACATCTCGTCGTAAACCCATAATTGCTTATTGCGTACATCAACAGCAACGGCCACAAAAGCGTTAGGATCATTGCTGAAGCCATAGTCCAGGCCAAATCCTGTTTGCCCACATTCTTGTATTTTGTCCATAGCGTTAAACTCAATTTGTTCAATGTTATCTTCAAATACCAGTCCTTCAGCTACACCCCATTCGCCATCAACAACTGTTTTAGCACGTCTAGGATTAGTTTGATATAAGCTATAGAGCCGCTGTTTATATTCGTCAGAAACGAACTCATTGCATCTAACTGTAGTGGTACGAACAAATGTATCATCACGTGGTTGGTCAAAAAACTCACGCTTTAGCCAGTGGTGCTCATTCCAAGGATTAAACGTGAGCGTTACTTGATAAAAGACTTGTGGATCATTCCCACGTAACGATTCAATCACCGTTTGTAACTTGCTAAATGATTCAATTTCATAGGCTTCTTCTACCCACAACCAACACAATTCACCAGTAGGGACATTAACTGAAGTTAGTTTTAATGGATCATCAAGTCCACGAAAGATGATTT